AAAGTCTATTTCAAATTTTATAGCCGTTTGATGTTCATAGTTCCTTGAAACTTTAGTGATTATCATATCTTCTATTGTTTCATTTGTTGAAATTGTACATAGTTCCTTTTTCTGCCACAGTTCCACTATTTCGGCATACACTGCCTCAGGATTTTCAGTTCCTGTCTGAGTAAGCAAAACAGAGATATTGTATTTTCTGTTTCCATGTGACACATTGCTACTTATTAATGTGCTGTCCCTGTCTTCAAGCGAATGTGTCTTTACACTGCTACTTCTGTCATCGCTCGTTATCTGCACCCATTCAAGTGGAATATCATTAATTTTACATCTGTCAGCGTCTTCAAAGAGTTTAAAGCCAAATCTATTTTGAAAAAAACTATTCACTTGATCCGAATAAGCAAGAGCAATTCCATACACGCCAGCTCCTGCTGTTCCCAGCATAGTATTTAATCCCATGCTGTACCCTTTGCTATATGCTTTTTTTCCTAGATTACTATTTTTCATTGCATTTAAATTGCTAAAATCCATTATCTTATCCTCCCATCATTGCGAAGCTGTCTTCAAAAAATTCTCTTAAAACTCTTTTTATTTTATTTTCAAGCTCATTATCATTTCCTTCTGTACTTTTAATAACAATCGTAGGCGAAAAAACAATCTTATTATTGCCTTTATTTGTTGTTGAATTATTAGTTGTTGCTGTGTTTCCTTTAGTGCCTGTTGCTTTTTTTATCCCTCCAAGCCCTTCTTCAAGCATTCCTCTCGTTGCCTCTGCCGTTGAGATTTCCGTACCTTGTGGCAAATTCATAAGCATTTCCTGTCCTGCTAGGAATTGTTGCCCTCCAGGAAGTTTAACCATTTCAGCACCTTTTTCAGCTACTGTCGTTAATCCTCCACGCCAAGACTTAGTTCCTGTGTAGTTTTTACCTATACCAAAGCCTTTTAAAATATTAAACTTTGAAACCGCACCAGCAATTTTTCCACCAAGTTCTCCAATTTTTCCAAACAGACTGTCTATAAATCCTTTTATTGCATTTATAGCACTTTGTGCCACGTTTTTTGCCTTGTTAAAAGCATTAGTAAAGAATATTGATATTTGATTGATTACTCCGCCTATGGCATTTATTACACCTGAAACTACTCCTAAAATACCGCTCATTATACTTGCAACAACTCCAATAATTGCAGAAAAAACTCCGATTATTGTTGAGGACATTCCTATAAATATTCCAATAACTACTTGAATCACAGGAACAATTATTCCAAGTAAGACCGCTCCTATTTGAATTATTATTCCTATAATCGGCATTATTGCAGTTGCAATCTGAACAACAAAATTAAAAATCATTCCTATTGTCTGCATAATTGGAGCGAGTAAAGGCGAAATCATTAAAAGTGCATTTGTTAAAATATCAAATGTCATTTTGAATAAATTTCCTATACTTTTAAAATCTATTGTCTGAAATAATGTTCCAAAGGCTTTCCCAATATTCCCGACTATTTGTCCTACTTTGTCAAAATTAATGCTTGAAATTGCACCGTTAACTATTCCAACAAACATTCCACCAAACGCAATTAATCCATTTAACGCACCGCTCAACCCGTCTGTTAAGCTTTTCCCTCCTGTCACTGAACTAAATAATCCTAACATTGTGTTTTTAAGCGTTGCCAGTGGCTTCATCACAGGTTCGAAATTTAAGCTAGAAATTAACTGCATTGCTATATCAACTCCACTATTTAAGCCATCCATTAATTTTATTCCAAGCTCTTGAACTGTTGGAATTATAGCTGTTATCAGTGGTGCAAATTTTCCACCAATTTGAATTGCCGCTTTTCCTATTTCTTCCTGCATGTCTCCCCATAAGTTTTTGGCTTGCTGAATTTTCCCCTCAGGAGTATTTGCCAAAGCTTCATTTACATTACCGACATTTCTTTCTAGTATTTGTTGCATCATAGCGGTTCGTTGTGCTGTGTTAAGCGATTTGAATTGTTTTGCCTCATTATCTGTTAACGCAATCCCAACTTTTCTTAATGCAGCTAATTGCCCAGTACTCATTGCTTTTCCTATCATGTTAGCTGTGCCGTAAAAGTCTTCTGCCGTTCCATTCATTCCTTTTTGGTTTGCCACTATATCTGCAATTTTAGGCATTAGCATATTAATTTCTTTGTTAGTCAGCTGGAATGTTGACAACTGTGACTGACCTGCCATAATCAGTTCATCTCCATATACACCTTTACTTTGTATTCTGCTTGCTTCAGACTTAAAACTTTCGAACGCCTGTTTCATTTGATCAGAATTTTTATTATAACCACCAACAATTTGGATATTCGACTGCAACTTCTGTTCACTTTGTGACTGCATTTTGTAAGCATTAACTGAGTCTTTAACAAAATTGACAGCGGCTCCAAGAGATAATACTATCCCTATCATTCCAGCCAATTTTGCTATGTTGCTTTTTAAAAAATTAAATTTACCAGCTAAGTTTTTAACTCCTCCGCCTACTTTTTTCATTGCACCTGTAAACTTACTAAGCACTCCTGATTTAAAAGCATTTTGGACGGCTTTTCCTACTTCTTTAAAAGCACGCCCAAGAGGATTAACTGAATATGACACCCTATTAATCCCAGCACGTGCTTTATCAAAAATTCCCGTAATCTTTTTACCGACAAATGGGATTTTATTAAGCTTATCAACAAACCTGTTAACACCTGCGGAATTAACTTTACTACCAAGCCTTGAAATTACTCCATTTATCTTGCTTGCAGTTGGTAAAATACTTGTCATTTTACTTCTAAGTTTTTGAATTCCACTTCCTTGAACACTTTTCCCAATATTCCCAACTTTTTTTTCTACATTGTCAGCAACAGGAAGGACACTTTTCATTTTTCCTCTAAGCTTATTAATTGCACTATCTACATTTGATTTTGCATTAATCAAGATTTCTAACTTATTTTGTGCCATTTCAATCACTCCTTCTTATTGCCAAAATCATTGATAGCCTGTATCCATTGAAAGAACCTAACATTGCTCATATCAAGAACAATGTTAGGGTCTTTAATTTCATTCCTGACTATGAATTCCCATTTTGCTTTGATTAATGGATTTTCATAGTCATCTCCTGCTATTTCAATTTCATGTTTAATTTTCTTTTCTTCTTCTCTTTCGACTTTCCCATGTATTCTACTATTGCCTCACTTATCTCAATCAAAGCTTCTGTATCATGTTCAAAAAAATCTAATTTTCTAGCTTCAACTGGTTTTTCAACCATTTTAGGCAACAATATCCCAGCGAAAGTAAGATAATCATATTTTGCAACTAAATCTAAATACGCTTTCTGGTATATCTGTATATTTTGCGGTTTAGTCAGCCTGAAATCTACTTCTTTAGTATCTCCGTCCTCATTGATGTATATTTCCTGACCTTTTATATTAAGTCTTCCCATTTCATCAATAAATACGCTATTTTGTTCTTTTGTTTCCTCAATTGTTTCTGTTCTTTTATCTTCCATTTTCTAATTCCTCCTAAACTTTTTCATCGTATTTCGCACATTGAATTATGTATTCAATGTCAACATCTTTTGTATTGTTTTTTCTTTCTCCACCAATTTGGATAGATAGCCCCCGTCCCTCTCCGACAATTTTATTCATTCCTGTGTTGTCGATGTATGTACATGTCCCAAGTTTGCTGTCAGGATTTTTGTTGCACTTAGTTAAAAATATATCGTCGTCACTTCCTTTTATTGTTGTGACTTTTATTTCTCTTTTAGTAGCTCTTGTCTGAATCGTAGGAACATTTCCTTTTATATCAGGTTCTCCCATTGTATGAGAGTCCTCTGTCGCCTTATTTATTATTTCTTTGGCTTCTTTAATCATATATGTTCCTATTCCCGGAAACGTTATGATTAAATCCACTTTGCTTAAATCTATCGACTTTTCCAAAAAATCATTTGCCATTTTCTACCTCCTATATTGTTATTGGTTCATCATGCCACACTAATTCAACTTCAATTTCTTCAATTTCTGTCGATAACGTAAAGTTAATCTTTACATTTCTTAACACTCTGTTAATATAATCATCTACAGTTAAACCTGTGGTTGCTGATGTGTCTTCTATATTTGGAACGGTTACTTTAAACAAATATTCTCCATTGTTACTCTTCGCAAACGCTCCCTGCTTTCCTAATTCTGTCATAGCTCTAATTAACATGTCCTCAATGCTTGGAAGTCCATCAGAATCCATTGTTGTATTTTTACGCATTATTAAGAGTCTGTTCAAATTAGTATCAATCGCATGAGTTATCGCGTCTATTTTAATAGTTTGGTCTGCATGTGTAATTCCATCAGAACACCATGAGCCACTCGTAACAGCATTAAATCCAACTCTGCTTTCTGTGTAGTTTATAAATAGTTCGTCTAGCTTTGCTGACTTAGTTGTGTCATTACAGCTAGGCTCTACACCTAAAATTCTTCTGTCAGACCAACGTCCATTTATTCCTTGAACAAACGTCCATGCTGGCAGTCCAAAGATGTCGAGGTTATCTTTTCCCTCTGTTCCAAACATGTAATATATTCTCTTGCTTTCCCTTATATTTGCAGGTGTCTTATCCCCATCAGTATTAAGGACTACTCCAAATTTCCCAGTTCTAGTCAGATATTTTGATAACAAAGCTATAAATGCCTTGTCATAGAACGCTACAACTACCCCGTAAAATTCGCCTTCAGGCAAACTGTTAAGGAATGCCTCATTAGGTGTTGTCTTCCCTACACAGAACCATTGTTCAGGATGTAGTCTGTTACCATCAAAATCCTCTTGTGAAAGGAATGTATTTATTCCTTTATACATCAAAGAAGTGTTTCCAAAATCAGTCTCCACTTCCTTTAAAGTTGTATATCTTTTATAGTCCTTGTCCGCCTCTTTAGTGATAAATAAAATTTTACTAAAATCTCCCATTACTAAAGGTTTTCTAGGTCTATTAACTACTACTTTTACTTTTTTTCTAGCCATTTTCTACCTCCACTTTTACATCTTTTATTAATTGTCTTATTCTTTCGCTTGTTTCCCGCCAGTTTATTTCCACATCAAAGCTAAACCTATAAATATACTGACTGCCCTCAAGGAAAGTCAAGTCTTTTATTTCTATCTCATCATCACTTAATCCAAATCCATTTCTGACAATGTCATGCCTTTTCTTAAAGACTATTACTTCAAGCAATTCACTTGCCATTTCTTCTGCCCTTGCCTGTGTCGGAGCGTAGAAGTCAATCTGAAAGTAAGCATTTACTAATCTTGTTGCCTGTTCCTTAATATTATCTTCCGTTGTTTCGACTGTTCTGTAAGCACTATAAACTGATTTTGTCAGACTTATTGTGTGCATTACAGCACATTCAGTCGGCTTTTTAGCCATATGATCATCACGGATAATCTGAAAATCAACAAAACTAGCCAATAATTTTCTTAATTTTTCGTTTTTCATTCCTGAACCCTCTCGATATAATAAATTCTTAACTGGTCGTGTTTCATATAATGTCTCATAGTTGTGACTACATACTTGTTGTTATCAATTTCAATTGTTTCTTTTAAGTCAATGTCTATATAACAGTATATTTTTTTAGAATCCAGCGTAACCTGTATTCCCTGATCTGTAAGCATTTTTATATCCTGCCTACCTAAGTTAAATACAGCTCCCGCGAACTCCTTGCTTTCATCAACTTCAACTAGTTCAGAATCAATCCATTTGCTAGCTTTATTTGTTATTTTGCATTTGCTAAAAAATCTTTTCGGAATAAATGTTTTATGTGCCATTTTACACCCCCACAATTTCGTAACTTATTGAATTATATAAAGAGTGAGTGTCAATAAGTGGGGTACTGCTCCCTTTTCTCTTAATAGTTTTTGAATCAAGAGGTGCAAAATTCCCACTCATTATTGTTTTTTTTATTTTTTGGACAACAAACGTACCAAGATTATCATACGCTTCTTGTCCTGTAAGCTCACCACTGATAATATTTTCAATTTGGGTATTAAGATATTCCTTAATCTCGTTCTGTGCTTTCTTAGTGCCTACTGACAGTCTGAAAAAAGGTCTTTTAGGAATACGGCTTGTCCCATATTCGTTGAATATTGCATATTCCAAAACAGTCGCACCTTTTCCCTTACTCTCACTCTTTTTACCTGTCCCACCTTTTTTTATGAGACCTTTTCTTTTCATTAATTTTCGTTGTGCTTTCGCTCTGTCTCTTTTTTTTCCGCTTCCATCATCCAGTATCCCAACTTTTACAGCATGTGTCTGTAAATATTCAAATTCCTTTTTTAATCTTTCCAAATCATTAAATTCTTCAACTAAACTAGCCATATATCATTCTCACTATGTTATTTAATTTATCTTTTTTAGTTGCAATTAAATCTCTTGTAGAATAAGCTATGTCATCAATTTTATAACTTGTGTACTTCCCTGTTTCTTCCAAGCTGTCAATAAAGTCATCTACAAGTCCAATCAATTCAAATTTAAGCCAATCAGGAAGTTCTCTGTATCCCTTTAAATATATTATTTCGATTTCTTCCGTATCAGTTTTACAAGGGCAGTCTTTAAATTTTGGAAATTCAATATAATCATGCCCTTCTCTCCACTCTTTTTCTACATTCACTGATTCAACAGCAATGACAGGTCTGTAACTTAAATAAATTCTTTTTCTATACTCCCTTATTTCTTTTACTTTTTCTTCTGTAAGAGTATAACCAAGCATATTTTCAATATAACTAATAACTACTTTCAATAAAGTTTCAACCTTAGCCAATTCTTCGTCAGCTAAGGTCTTACCTGTTATTCTTTTATAGTCTTCAATTGTGATTAACATTCAAATCACCTCTATTTTACTTTCAATACAGAGAATGCCTTCGGTCTTATTACTCCTCCACCTATTCTAATTCTTGTGTAATATTCTGTTGTTCTTTCATTTACATTTCTGTGCAGTTCCTGCTCAAATCCTTTTTTCAGATAGTAAGCATAACCTTTTTTAAAGTCGCAGAATACAGCTGGATATTTCCCTGTGTCTATTTCTTCAAGAAATTCTTCAACATATACTGGGTAGCCATTGAATTTCATTGTTGCTCCCTCTATTATGTTAGCCCATAAAAATCTTCCATCAGCGTCTTTCCACAACTTCATTTCTTCGTAAAGTTTAGGCGAAACAAAGTAAGCAGCTCCTTGTCTGTAACTTGCTTTCATTCCTGTTTCCAGTTTTACTAAGTCATCTGCTGTTACTTTTTTAGTTGTTGCTGACGTAATAGCTGCACCTGTTATCGCTGTATTTGTTAAAAATCCTTCAATAAATTGTTCTGTTGAAGCATTGTATGTTCCTTTTACAGTTAAATCAGATAAAGTCTGTCCGAATTCTTCTGATATTGCCTCTTTAAGTTCTCCTACCATGTCAAAAGCACTGTCCTGCACCAGCTCATCAGTAATTGGATATCTAACCTGTCTGTATCCTGCTCTTAATTCTTTATGTGTGTACGCTAATGTTCCGTCCTGTGTGTTCCCTTGACCCTCTTTAACAATTTGATTGGCTGGAGTTATATCATTTCTGACAGGTATTTTTATATAGTCACCACTACCTTGATAAATCTTTCCATTCATTAGGAAATTTGAAACTTCTTTAGTTTCTTTCAGGATTTCGTTTGACAATATAGTTGGAATTAATACTGTTGCCTGTCCTGTTCCTATTGCAGCTTTTTCTAATCCCTCAATGCTTTTATCTCCTGTTCTCAAATACTTTTCAAAAGCTTCATTCTGTGCCTTATTTACTGTTTCAGGATTTGCCATTCCTTTTTTCATAACATCATCTAATGCTCCAGCTATTTTCCCCATTTCTTCACTTGATTTATTAAGTTTTTCTTCCAATTCAGCTATTTTATTAGCTTTTTCTTCTAATTCTGTTAATTTTTGTCCTGCTTTTAAAATGTCTTCTGTGTTTTTGTTAATTCCTTTTTCTAGATTTTCTAAATTCATATTTTCATCTCCTTTGTCATTTTTAACTGTTGTTACTGTTGCTCCAGGTACTGCACCTTTAAGCACTACACTGCCCTCTATTACTTCTATTGCCTTTATTATCCTTACATCAACCTCTCCTTTGTCTGTTTCCATTTTTCCATATTCGCGTTCTTTGATATATCCACCCACAGACATATTATAGTTTGCTCCCTGTAACATCATTGAGTATACTTTTTGTGCGTCTGCATTCAACGGATTACCATTTTCATCAATTCCTAAATCTAACTGGGCTTTGAATTTCAAGTTTCCATTTTCATCCTGGAATACTTTTAATGTTCCAAGTTCTTTTTCCCAGTTGTGCATATGTAACAAGAAATATGTTTTATTTTTATCTACTTTATCTAAAGCCGATATATCGAATACATCTCCGTAGCTATCAATAACGCTGTGTGTTATCAGCTGACCCTCTATCACGCCTTTTTCTTCACCGTCTTTTTTTAGAATTATGTCAATGCTTTTTTGAAATTTATCATCCATTATTACCTCCTTTACACTAGTTCACAATGGCAGTTGATAATTTCTTCGGCAGGTGCATCTAACTCATGTGGATGTTTCAGTCCACAACTGAAAGTTTCTTCAACTCCAATTGTTTCTCCATTACATGCTACATGTGACGGTCTGTCTGTTTTTCCACCGCCTACATGCCACCAAGTTTTTTCTAATCCAGCTTTTACCAAGCCTTCATAATACGTTGTTGTTGATGTCGTTGCTGTTTCAGTTCTAGCTATTACCATTGCCCTTGTTTTTTCCATTCCTTTAACTTTTTGAGTTATTTCCTTTGCTATATCCTTAACATTTACTCCGTTAGTTTGACCGTTTACAATTATTTTTTTAATTGTTTCTTTCGTTTTTTCTGTTATATTTGTGACTTTTTCTGCAATTACTTCTTTACCTAACTTTTTCAGAGCCTCGTTTTTAATCGCTGGAATAAGTTCGCCACTTATTTTTCTTTGTTCAGAAACAAACTTTGCTGTTTCATTAACTGTTTCTAGCATTCCTTTTTTTAACTGACTATACAGTTGCGTGCTGAATGTTTGCCACGCTAACTCACTTATAAATAATTGTTCATCAGGATCTATTTCACCTCTTAACTGTTTAAAGACAGTCCTTAATCTTCCAAACTGTCTTAAGATAAGCTTGTTCCTCATTTTCAGCTGTCTTTTTGCAATTATTTTTTTCTGTGAATTAGTAAGCTTAACTTTCTTCGTTTTCTGTTTCTTTGCCATCTCCGTCCTCCTCAACTGGTTTTACATCTTCGTATATTTCTTTGAGCGATGTCATTGATGTACTTATTAAAATATCATCGCCATTTTCCACAGGAGGATATTCAAGCTCTGCTCGTTTTTCATTTATTGTTAGATAAGAAATATTGTTCAGCCTTTCCATTTTTGTATTCCTATCTTCTTTTAATACCTCAATCTTTGAAGTGTCAAAATCAATACGTTCATTCGGTCCGAGTTTATCCTTAAATATTCCGTTCAGATGTTCAGCAATCTGTTCAGCCATTGGAATTATATTTTCCGTGTATAAATCCTTTTTAGCCTCTTTATAGTTGCTGAATTTACTGTTTGTCCTATCTCCAATTAAAATGCTTGGGACATTTAAGACGCTGGCTGTAATGTTCCTTATTTCATCTAATGCTGTAAGAAAGTCAAAATCCCTAGGTGTAAAGTCTCCGTTCTTTATGTCAATATCTGTTCCATCTAATATAAGAGGAACTCCTGTATTCTTTGCACCTGATTTTGATTTTATTTCTTCTAACAATTCCTCTTTTTTCTTTGAACTAAGAAATTGTTTAACAAGTGCTATTATTTCCCTCTTTCCACCATTCTTTAATATTCCAACGTTCCAGGCTGTAATATAACAATAATATGCATGTAGCATTGTTAATGATTTGACTTTGCTTATTCCGTGTCCAGCACCAGCAACATTGTCATATATATTAATACTTTTAATA